ATTTAATGCTAATGTAACTAGTGCTACTGTAGGTGTAGTAGGATTAGGTATATTTGCTGATGGTATTAAACTAAATGGAGGAGAAGCTAATGCAGTAGTGGCAACTGCTGGAGAATATTCTAATGTATCTATTAAAAAATATGTAAGAGTATGTGGTAGAGGTAACGTTACATTAACAGTTAATAGTGTACCTACTATTACTTACAATGATGTTGTAACTGATACTGAAATTCCTATTATTAAAAATGCTAATATTTCAATAAAACGTTATGCGTAGTAGTGTAGATAATCTAGCATTAATATTACAAACGTTAAGTCTAGAAATATTATTTAAAGACTATAACAATAGTGATTTAATGCAAGAACTACAAAGACAAGATAGTGAATATCTTGAGAAGATAATCAAACAGAACGAAGAAATATTAGAACTTTTAAAGAAAGGAGACAAATATGATAGAGAAAGTACAAGAAAAAATTGATGAGATATTACAAAGTGGTATATCTCCAAACAACTTAGATAATTTATATAAGTTATCTAAAATAAGGCATTTTATAAAGGAGGAAGAAAAGATGTACGGATATTATGGAAATTACGGAAGATACGGAGACTATGGCAGAGCTGGATATGATAGCTATGGACGTAGAGGATATGATGCTAAATATCGTGGCTACGATCATTTAGATAGAATTGGAGAACATTATGGTAGATATATGGATAGTCATGATAGATATGGAGCTAGTCCAGAAGCTAATGACAGTTTAAGAAATATGTTAGAATGTATGAAAAGTTTTACAAGAGCAATAAAAGAAGAAGTTAAAAGTCCAGAAGAAGAACAAATGTTAAGACAAGCTATACAAGAAATGATGCAGTAATGTACAAATATTGCAATAAAAATCCTTTAGGTAAACTAGAGGATGATTGTGTTATACGTGCTATTTCATGTGCAACTAATAGAAGCTGGGATAGTGTTTATGATGAACTAAGTGATTTAGCTCAATTAAACGGAACAATGATGGATAGTAAAGGTTTTGTATTATGGTATTTAGATTCTCATTATAAGAGAATACCAACTCCAGAAACAGTAGGGGAGTTAGCTGATATGTGTGATGGAGTGATACTATGTACAGTAAAATCTCATATTTGTTGTATAAAGCATCATGTGATATATGACACGTTTAATCCATCTCATAGAAAAGTAGAATATGCTTGGAAAGTAAAAGACTAGAATAATCTAGTCTTTTTAACATCCTACTCTTTTACCATAAATATTATAACATTCTGCTTCTCCATCATCATTGGTAGTAACAGTAATGCCATAACCCCAAGAAATAGCAAATAATATTACTAATATTGTAATAATTGTAATGATAATAGACTTAACAGACTTCTTTTCTTCCTTTTCCATTGTACTCCTCCTATTTATTACATAATAACACATATTTGATTAAAATATAATAATATTGTATAATATATGTACGTTAGAGAGGTGAAAATGGGAAAATATTGTTGCTATCTAGTGCAGAAACTAGACAGGACAATATACTGTAGATTCTTCAAGAAAAAGATATGTATTAGTGAATGTAAAGGATGTAAAAACAAATGCTATGAAACTAAACGTACTACTAAGAGAACTAAAGAATTAGCTATACCTAAAAAGGTAAAATTAGCAGTATGGGAAAGAGATAATCATAAATGTATATTTTGCCATAAAGAGGTAGAGTGGAATTATGCAAATAGTCATTTTATCAAACGTAGTCAAGGTGGACTAGGTATAGAAGAAAACATATTAACTAACTGTGGGGAGTGTCATAGACTATTTGATGATTCAATAGAAAGACAAGAATGGCGAATGGAATATGCTGAAAAGTATTTACGTTCTAAATATCCTAATTGGAATAAGAATAAATTAATATATAAAAAAGGGGGAGTAGGGTATGGTACAAACTACATATCAGAAGAAGAATGGAGAACTAGTAAATAAAATAACTTGTTTTAGAGGGCAGTACAAAATAGGAGAAGAAAATGGATTTGGATGGAAAGTAGTTGACATTAAATATAAATTTAAAGATAACTTCTATCCTATGTGTGAATACGATAGACTTATCCAGAAACATTGGAAACGTGAAGATACTATTGATGATATAAAAAAGAAGTTAAAAAAGTTTGGTACTTTCTTCACTAATTTCTTAGGTTACATGATCCTATATAAAATGCTAGAGTTTCTTATCCTAAACGTTATTTAATTTACACCTTTACAAAAAATACAAAAAATGAATAAAAAATGTTGACTTTTGATTTCAGGGTGGTATAATAAGAGCATAAAAGAAAGGACAAAAAAACTTTTCTATTAGTCTTGTTTTCAAGGGTTAACATAATATATATTAAGTAAATTTACAGTATATTGTTTCCTTGAAACAAGACCAAAATATGGTCTTGTTTTTTTGTTTTCAAGAAAGGAGAAAAAGTATGGAGAAACCAATTAAGTATTATGGTGAGAAAACAATTAAATTTCCAAAGTTATTAGCTGAAATGGCTAAGCGAGGAGATACACAAGAAACGTTAGCAAAACTTCTTGAATTAACTCAACCATGTATAAGTAGAAGGTTAACAGGAGAAACTTCTTGGAGCATGGATGATATCGAGAAGATATGCAAATACTACAAAAAAGATTATAAAAATTTATTTAAGTAAAAATTGAAAACAAAAAGGAGTACAAAAATATGAAAAAATTAATAGTAAAAATTTTAATGGTTATAGCATTAATAGGAATTATAAAAGACTTTACAACTTTAATGATGGGAGCTACTTACACTTGGTTCGGAGCTTTAACAGGATTTATCAATGTAATAATCGTTGGTAAAGGATGGGATTACCTTGAAAGAGTTTAGACTACTAAAAGCAGATGAAATAAGTTGTAGAGTAAATCAAATAAATGATAAAGGATTAACACTTTTATTATACAAAGATGCACGTGTAGATATGGATATTCTAGATGAAACAGTAGGATGTATGAACTGGAAGAAAGAATATACACGTGATAACAGGAATTGCATAGTATCAATATGGGATGAAGAAAAAAAAGAATGGATTAGTAAAGAAGATACTGGAACTGAATCTAATAATGAAGCTGAAAAAGGATTAGCAAGTGATAGTTTTAAAAGAGCATGTGTTAACTGGGGAATAGGCAGATGTTTATATACTGCACCTTTTATCTATATACCAGCTAGTAAAGTAGAAATTACACCAAAGGGTAATAAGTTTACTACTTACGATAAATTTCATGTAGAAGCTATTAAATACGATAAAAATAGAAACATCATAGCATTATCAATTAAGAATCAAAACAACAAAAGAGTTTACTTACTTGAACCACCTAAAGAGGTAAAAAAGGAGGTTAAGAAAGATGAAAATAACAAACAAGCTTAACTTACCAGATATGTTAGTAAGAGCAGTAGAAAAAGATTATCAATATAGAGATAAACGATATTCAATAACAAGTCTACTTGATCCAGATAGAGTATTAATGTTGAAACGTAGACACAATGACGATATAGAACAAGATGTATCAGAGTGTATATGGATGTTATTCGGTACAGTTACTCATTATGCTTTAGAGACTGGAATTGAATGTAGAGAAGGAGAATACGTAGAAGAACATCTAGAGTATACATTCCCTAGTGGTTATACGTTAAGTGGAATAATAGATCACGTTGAAGATTATATAGATGATTATAAAACTACTTCTGTATGGACTGTAATATACGGAAGTAATAATGAACATTGGAAGAAACAATTACAAATGGGAGCTTATTTACATTATAAAGAGCATGGTAATTGGATAAGCAAAGGAAGAATAATAGCAATATTAAAAGATTTTAACAAAAAGGATTCTTTAACTAAAGACAACTATCCTAAACTACCAGTACAAGTAATCAATTTTGATTTAGGTACACCAGAAGAAGTAGAAGAATGGATAGTTAAGAGATTTAAAAGAATTGAATATTTAGAAAAACTTAGTGATTTAGATTTACCTTTATGCAATATGGAAGAAAGATTTAATACAGGCGATAAATATGCAGTAAAGAAGAAAGTATGGAAAAAAGCATTTAGAGTATTCGATAGTCTAGATGAAGCTAGAGAACTACTAATAGAACTTGAACAAAAATATCCAGGAGAATACGAGATAGAAGAACGTATAGGAGAAGATAAGAAGTGTAAAGACTATTGTAACTGCTGCCAATTCTGTCCATATTATCTAGAACATTATGATTTAGAACATAAAGAAATAATGGAGGAACTTGAAAATGTACAAATGTAATGAATGTGATGAAAGATTTGTAGAACCAAGCGAAGAACAAACAACTTACGAGATGTTTTATGGAATAGATGGAGGACATACACCATTAACAATATATAGATGTCCATATTGCAATAGCGAAGATATATCAGAAGTAAAAATTGTAGAAGTAGAGGAGGATGAAGATGAATACAGTGATGTTGATAGGTAGAATAACTGCCGATTTAGAAATAAGAAGTAATGAAGCTGGAACTCAAAAGTGTCAATTCACTTTAGCAGTACCACGTAGAGGAGCAAAAGAAGGCACACAACAAACGGATTTCTTAACTATAGTAGCATGGAACAAAATAGCTGAAAACTTAGCTAAATACATGGGAAAAGGTAGCCAGATTGGAGTAGAAGGAGTAATTAGAGCAGACAATTACACCGATAGAGATGGAAATAATAGAGTATTCAATTACGTATTAGCACAAAATATACATTATTTAAGCGAATTTAAGGGGGATAAAAAAGAAGCAAGTAAGGAAGAATCTAATGAAGATTTTTCAGGATCATTCAAAATGGATGAGATTGAAATTGCTGATGATGATTTGCCATTCTAGGAGGTATTTATGGAAGAACGTAGATACGGAGAATATACCACTCTAGAAACAAGAAATGAAGCTCATGAACAAGTAGATAAAGGTAAGAGATATAAAGAAATACTTGAATGTTTAGGAAAAGAAAAACTAACTGCAAAGGAAATAGCAGTAAAGATGTTTCATAAAGGATATATACCTACTACTGAAAGAAATTTTACTGCTCCTAGATTAACTGAACTAAGTAAAGAAGGAATAGTAGAACCAGTTGGAAAGAAGAAATGCCAATATACAGGTAAGACAGTAGCAGTATACGAGGTAAGACATGGATAGTAAAAGGTATTACTGGATAAAGCTAAAAACTGATTTCTTTAGTAGAGATACCATAGACTTTTTACTATCGCAAAACAATGGATGTGAATACGTAGTGTTATATCAGATGTTATGCCTTAACACTGCTAATAATAATGGACAACTAGCAACAAACATAGGAGAAATGATTGTACCTTATGACGTAGAAAAGATTGCTAGAGATACTAAGTATTTTACTGAAGATACTATAAGAGTAGCTTTAGAACTATACAAACAACTAGGACTTATCTATGTAGGAGATAATAACCTACTACAAATAGCAGAATTTAATGAGCTTGTAGGTAGTGAAACATCATGGGCAGAAAAAAAGAGAATTTACAGGGAGAAACAAAAAGGACAATTAAAGGACATTGTCCGAGAAGAGAATAGAGATAAGAGATTAGAGTATAGAGATAAGAGTATAGATATAGATGATGTATTAGTAATGTATGAAGAAAATTTTGGAACATTATCATCAACAACAACAGAAACTATTATCTCTTTAGAGGATGAATATACACCTAAATATGTAAAAGAAGCTATGAAAAGAGCAATTATTAATAATAAAAAATCATTAGCTTACGTTAAAGGAATATTAAAACAATGGAAGAATAAAACTTGGGATGAAATAGTTAATGAAACAGGTAAAGATAGCTATAAAGACTATAAACGTCCAAAATGGTTAGATATGGACTTGAATCATAAGGAAGAAGCATCAGATGATGAACTAACAGAATTAGAAGATTTATTCAAGGAATACAAGGAGGATAAAAATGAATAAAGACCAAAAGGGGGATTTGGTCGAGAAATTAATATTTGAAGTATACAAAGATAAAGAATTAGGTGGAGCTAGAATATTTAAAGCAAGAATAAAAGAACAATATGGTTATAAGGTAAGTTCTGATTTATATGCAAAATTAGTTAATTATCAGGTTAATAAATATGGAGAACCTATATATGCGAAAAGAACTAGTGATGGATATGATAAATGGAGATATTTAAAGAATCAGAACCAAAGAAAAAGAAGTAAAGAATTAGCTAGTAGGAGATATCAAACGATAAGTTTTATAGAAAGGGCAGAGAAAGATGAGATCAAGAGAACTAAAAAAATTACTAACAAAAAAGACTCCAAGAGAAATCATAACTGATTATATGGAAGGAGTAATATTCTTATCACAATGGCAATTACAACAGGTAATAAATATGAAAAAAGGCAGAGATGTAGGTAGAGGAAGCTGCTATAAATGGAGGGGAAAATAATGTTTATAGGATTTTGTTTAGGAATATTAGTAGGAGTAACGTTAATGTGCCTATTAATAATTAGTAAGGATGATAGATAATGAACGGAGAATCTTTAAGTTTAGAAACTGCTGATAAGTTAGCTAAGAAATCTAGAAGAAAAAGAAATAAAAACATAATTAAAATAAATAAAGCTAAAAAAATGCTTGAATATTATACGAATCTAGGAGAAAACGTAATATTAAATGGTAATGCTTTAAAACCAATATTAGATATATTAAGAGGTGAAGATAATGACTAGAGAAGACTTAATTATAACTTTGTTGATTTTTATTGCAATTCAAGTGATAAAAATTGACTGGAATGTGAGGTTTAAGAAGTAACAATGAAAAAAGATGATAAAGAATTAGCTTTACATTTATTTGATATAACAAAAAAAATTGATGAAATAATAGATACCGTTAATGAGGTATTAAAGGAGAAATAGATGAAAGACTGGACTGGAAACAGTAAAACAACTTTTGTGCAGTTAGGGGCTAGTAGTCATTCTGAAAAAGATAGAGAAACAAATGATTATTATGCAACTGATCCTCATAGTCTAGATATATATTTAGAAGCTCTTAAAAGAGACCATATAACTTTAAACATAGATATATGGGAATGTGCTTGTGGCGAAGGACATTTAAGCAAATTGTTAGAGCAAAAAGGATATAGAGTAAAAAGTACAGACTTGGTAGATAGAGGATATGGACTTGGAGGAGTAGATTTTATCAACACCCAAAATACGTGGGGGGGGGTAATCTTAACTAATCCACCATATAAGTATGCTAAAGAATTTGTAGAACACGCAATAGAACTAATCAATGTGGGAGAATATGTGATTATGTTTTTAAAAATACAGTTCCTAGTAGGACAAGAAAGAAGAAAATTATTTGATAAAAAAGAATTGAAGTATGTCTATGTAAATAGCAAAAGACAAACTTGTTATATAAACGGAGATATGAGTAAGAAATTATCTAGTGTAAGTTGTTATTGCTGGTTTATGTGGCAAAAAGGATTTAAAGGAGAACCCATCATTAGATGGATATAGAAAGAGGATAAAATGAAAAA